CTGGTCGTCGTGCTGGGGGAACTGCTTGGAGATGGCGAGCCGGTCGAGCAGGTCGACCTGGATGGCCCGCACCGACTTGGCGTCGGCGTCGATGTGGGTCTCCACCTGGTCGAGGTAGGTGGTCGTCTCGGCGGCGATCTTGACGACCTGCGCGGCCCACTTGGCGGCGTCGGTGTCGAGGTAGAGGCGGAGGTCCATCCGCCGGTAGTCCTGCACGCCGTGGAGTTCCTGGGAGACGGCGTCGATGGCCCGGGAGGCGGTCGCCGTGTCGGGGATGATGTCGGACGCCTGGGCGAACGACACGAGGTACGAGCCGGGCGGGTAGTCGAGGGCGATGTCGGCGTGGAGCCCGCTCAGCCAGTGGCCGGAGCCCTGCACGCTGGTCGGGCCCTGCACGGTCCAGCGGAACACCTTGCCGGTGCGCTCGTAGTCGGCGCCCTCGAAGTAGAGCTCCAGGGTGGAGCCCAGCGGCAGGGCGGTCCACTGGGCGCCCCGGTTGATGCCGAGCCGGTCGAGGTCGCCGAGCGAGATGCCCCACGTCGTGCCGTTGTCGCTGCTGACCGCGACGAGTTCGCCCGGGTTGTAGGAGGAGCCGCCGCCGTAGGGCTTGAACTGGGCGATGTAGCGGCGCTCGGCGGTGTTGTCCGACGAGGCCAGGCAGTCGTTGACGATGGCGTCGGCCCTGACCGACAGGTGGCCCCAGTGGAGCGGGATGTCCTGGGTGCCGACCGGTGGGCCGAGGAGGCAGTCGGTCATCTTGTAGAGCCAGCGGGCCTGCTGCCCGGCGCGCACGCCGAACAGCCACGGCGTGGGGACGTTCGGCGCGACGACGGCGTCGCTGTGGCGGACCGCCAGGTGGGCGAGCGACGTGTCGGCCCACCGCTGGAACTGCTCGGCCAGCGGCTCGGCGAACGTCTCGGCCCGGAAGTTGATGGAGAACGGGTCGGAGCCCTTCCAGAACGTGGCGGCCAGGCTGGGGATCAGCGAGGCCAGGTAGGTGAAGCGGGCGCTGTCGAGGTCCTTGTCGCGGATGGCGGTGGGCTGGGCGATGGGGTTGATGGCGGCGATGTCGGCGACCGCGTCGGTGGCGACGATGGTGACCAGCCGCCCTCCCGCGTCCGCCGTCCACTCGGAGTCGTAGTCGATGACCTTGCCGATGAACAGCGCGAACCACTTGGTGTTCGCCGGGTCGTTGGCGAGCAGCCTGATCTGCTGGCCGGGCCGCAGGTTGGTGGGCGTCTCGCCGAGGAGGCGGGCCAGGTCGTCGGGGATCATCACGCCGAGCCGGTCGAGGACGGTGACGGAGAGGGTGCCGAGCTCCAGGGCCGAGTTGGGCCGCTGGTCGGTGAAGATGTCGCCCCGCTGGATCGAGAACTCGAGGCCGTCGCAGGTGATGTCCTGCCAGCCCAGGTCGGGTCCGAACTTGCCGACGTCGAGGTGGTCGACGTCGAGCACGAAGCCGGTGACCGGCGGCATGATCGTCTCCAGCCGGAGGTTCACGCCGTGGACCTTGGCCGTCATCGGGACCACCGGTCGACGGCGCGGATGGCGGCCCGCACGTCGCGGCCCAGCCCGACCCGCGAGCCGTTCCAGCCGTTGACGTTGACGGTGACCCCGCCCCGACCTCCACCGCCGCCCTTGCCCGACGTCGGTGTCCCAGCGAAGGCGAGCGCGCTGGCGGCGGACCGCTGGCGCGACTCGATGCCGCGGATGTAGTCGGCCACCACCTGCTGGCCTGTGTAGTAGGCCCGGGTCTGCGGCGAGTTGAACGGGTTGAGGAAGTCGATGGCCTTGCGGCCGATGTCCTTGGCCTTGTCGAGCACGGCCTTCGCGCCGTCCACGATGCCCTGGTAGAGCTTCGACATCCACGACCGGCCGACGTTGTAGAACGAACTGGCGATGCCCGTCATGTAGTCGAGCACGGCCTTGGCGCCGTTCTTGATGCTGTCCCAGTTCCTGGCGATGGCGAGAGCGGCCAGGCCGAAGGGCCCGGTCAGGATGCCGAGCAGCAGCGGCCAGTTCGCCTTGATCCAGTTCCACACGCCCTGCAGGCTTTGGAGAATCCAGTTCCACGCTGCGCTGGCCGCGGCGCCGACCTTGTCCCAGTTGCGGATGAGGATGACGATGGCGGCCACGAGCGCGGCGACGCCGAGCACGATGAGGCCGATGGGGTTGGCGGCCATGGCGACGTTCCACGCCCACTGGGCGATGACGACGGCGCCGATGATCCCCGCCAGCGGTACGAGCACGTCGGCGTTCTGCTGGATGAAGCCAGCGAGGTCAGCGATGAGCGGTGCGACCTTCTCCAGCACCGGCAGCAGCGCGGCGCCGAGCGCCTCCTTGGTGTCGCCCCACGCGGCGTTCATCTTCTCGGTCGACGTGACCGACGCCGCGGCGGTGCCCTTGACCTGGGACTCGACCTCGCCGAGGATGACCTTCTGCGCGCCGAGCAGGTCGCCCGACTCGACCAGCGCCTTGACCTGCGCCTTCTGGGCGTCGGTGAAGTTGACGCCCGAGCGGGCCAGCGCGGTCATGCCCTTGATGGGGTCCTGCAGCGCCTTGCCGAGCTGCAGCGACGCCGACTCGACCGAGCCGATGCCGGTCGCCGCGAGGTCGACGGCGGCCTGCGTGGCCCGGTCGAACACGCCCGACGACTGGCCCACCGCGCCGGACACGTCGTGGAAGGTGGCGAGGACGGCCTGGCCGCCCTTGATGACCTCGTCATCCACGCCGGTCTGGTCCTGCAACTTCGAGGCCAGCGTCTCGGCGTGCTTGGCCCAGGCGCCGGTGGCGTCCCCCGCGTTGAGCAGCGTGTGGGTCAAGGTGTTCGACACCTTCTGCGCCTTCTCGGCCTCCCCGACCCAGTCCTTGACCTGGCTGACGGCGAAGGCGCCACCGATGGCGAGCCCGAGGCCCGCGCCCACGGTCTTGAGCTTGGAGCCCATACCCTCGACCTTGTTGGCCTCGCCCTGCAGTTGCTTGGTGTCGCCCAGGAAGCGGACGACGACGTCGACCACACCGTCAGCCATGGCGGCCACCCGCGCGCTGATAGACGTCTATCACCGCGGCCTCACCGGGTCCGCTGGGCGCGGCGGCGCGCTCGGTCCTCGTCGCGCAGCACTCGGCCCATCTCCTCCAGCAGCCCGGACGGCATCGACATCACGTCGGTCGGGTCAAGAGTCCAGACGCGGGCGATGCGGGCGGCGAGAGCCCATTGCCGCCGCCGGGCACTTCCCCCGGGCTGCCCGGGGTGACGATGTCGAGGTCGGACATCCGCAGCGCCAGCGCCTGGTCGAAGGTGAACGTCGGGTCGTCCCGACGCTTGACGATCCAGGCCAGCGCGGCGATGGCCTTGGCCTGCGACCGCTCGAAGGCGGTGGCGAGCGAACAGCCCAGGACCTCCTCGGCGTCGGCCATCTCCTGGAGCGTGATGTCGCCATGATCCAGTCGGAGCCTCACAACTTCCTCGCTTCCTGACGGGCCATCTCCTGCTCGGCCCGGACGAACCGGTCCGTGCCCATGGCGACGCCCGCCTCGACGGCGCCGGTGCGGCGCTCGATGTAGTCGGCGTACGGCAGCCCGCCGCCGTAGGTGACGGCGACAGCGTCGCCCGCCTCGTCGCTGACGCCGACCGTGGAGCGCAGCGCGCCCGTCCGCACCGGGACCAGCGGGCGGATGGCCCCGGCGGTGTAGGTGGCGGCCTCGAGCGCCGCCCGGCGCGAGCCGCTGTCGATGCCCTCGACCAGACGACCGACGCCGCGCTGGACGTCGGACCAGTCGACCTCGATGGCCGCTCCGGTCACGCCGTCGCCTTCTCGGCCTTGGCCGCGGCCTGCAGGGCCAGCGCGAACGTCGGCACGCCCTGGATGGCGAGCTCGATGTCGAACGAGGTGGGCTCGCCCGGCGACCCGGTGTAGAAGGGGAAGGCCTTGACAATGCACTTGCCGGTCATCTGCGGGTTGTCGGGCCCGGCCGCCTTCGACGTGTCGGGCAGGATGGTGAAGTCCTGGAGCGTGCCGACCAGCGGCCGGAGCAGGTTCCAGAGCCCGGCCGTCCCATAGGACGGGAACACGGTCACCGTGGCGGTCCATATCTCGGGCTTGTAGGTGGTGTACGAGCCGCAGAACGTCTCGGTGGTCGTCTCGTCCTGGTCGACCTCGACGGCGAGTTCGCCAGCGGCACAGGCGATGTCGACCGCGGTGGCGGTCGGGCCGATCTGGATGAGCGGCTTGACGGGGACGAACGGCGGAGCGGTGACCGGGGTGACGGCCATCAGAGGCCTCCTCTACAGGGTGACGGGATGGTTGAGGGTGAGCCGGGCGGCCAGGTAGGTGATCCCGCCGTGGTCCCAGCGGCCGGGGAACCCGGCGGACACCGACGGCAGACCGGCGGCGGCGAGACGCTTGAGGCCGACCTCGACCAGCGTCTCCAGGTTCTCGACGCCGGAGCCGACGTCGAAGCGGTTGGAGATGGCGACGACATCGAGCCGCGCCGTCCACGAACAGTGGGTGGCGGGGACCAGCCACGGTTCGGACCACAGCAGCATGAAGGCGGGCGGCACGATGGCGTCGACCGCCGTGTCGTGGACGTCCCAGCCGTCGCCGTCCTGCGGGGCGAGCGCCGCGGCCACCCGGGCCCGCAGATCGGCCAGCGCGCCCATCAGGCCACACCCCAGCCCTGCTTGAACCGGCGGATGGTGAGGGCGTGACGGGCGAAGCCGTCGCCCGGCGGGGACGGCAGGATGCCGGTCTGGTCGACGCCGACCGAGCCGCTGGCCGCGTCGGCCGCCTTGTACCACTCGACGGCCCGGTTCACGTTGGCCCGGTTGACCGACGCCGGGACCGGGGCGGGCCAGACCTCGGCGCCCCGGTCCAGATAGGCGTCTATCTCCTCGGCCGCCGCCGCGAGGCAGTAGTCCAGCAGCGCCTGGTTGTCCGGTGTGACCCGGACGCGCAGGGCTGCGGCCAACTCCTCGACGGTGGCGTAGACCATCGGGCTAGTCGTCCTCGTTGGTGAGTTCGTCCACCAGGTCCAGGAGCTCGGCCTTGTTGAGGTGGCTGAGGGCCTCCTCGTCCAGGTCGACGCCGTGGCCCAGCAGCCAGGCGACGATGGTGGCCTTGGTGTCCGACGACGTGGGCGGCTCGGCCAGCGGGGCGGCGCCGCCGACCCAGCCGGTGCCGGTCCAGGTGGCCCGCCCCGCCGCACCGGCGAGACGGGTCTGCACGAACTGGCCCGAGGTCCACGCCGTGGCCGGGCTGGCGGTCACCGCGACCGGGTTGTTGCCCTGCAGGTGGGCCACGTCGACGGGCGGCAGACTCCCCGGCGGCGTCCAGGAGCCGGGGATGCCTGCCGTCGCGCCCGTCGCCGGTTGGCTGCCAGGGGGGAGCAGCGAAGGCGGCAAGGACTGGTCGTAGTAGTCCTGGAGACGGCGAGCGTCGGTGCTCATGGGGCGAGCAGGACCGCGCCGTTCGGCACCGGCCGGTAGCCAGCGAAGGCGGCGGCCACCGCGACCTGGCGACCGAGGACCGATGGCTCGACGGCCTCGAGGACCGGGAAGCGGTAGATGTAGCCCTCGATGACGAGGCCGTTGCCGACCCACATCGACTCGTCGGTGATGGCCGGGGTGACGACCACCCGGAGCCCGGCGATGGTGCCGACGAAGGCGTCGGCCCGCGCCGTGCCCGGAGCGTTGGCCGCGCCGAGCGTCGGGAACAGGGGCCGCCCGGCGGCGTCGGTCAGGCCACCGATGCGGGCGTACCCGGTCGGGCCCATGACGATCCACGAGGCCAGGTCGCCGGTCGAGGCGTAGACCATGGCCGAGGCGTCGTAGATGGCCTGGATGACCTCGGAGGCCGTGGCCGTCGCGGCGAGGGTGATCTTGCCGGTGGAGTTCTGCATCTCGTCCAGCAGCGCCCGGTCGATGCCGTAGCCCAGCCGCCGCAGCATGTGCGACGTGATGAGGTTCAGCGACGAGGGCTGGAACGAGAGCAGCTGCTGGCTGATGTTCAGGTACTCGCCGATCGTGGTCAGCGCCACCGCGTCGGCGGTCACGTCGAAGTGCTTGGACGGCAGTTCGCCCTTCTCCAGCCCACCGGCCTGCGGCCCCGACGACGTGAGGAAGTTGGGGTCGGTGATCCGGGGCCGCACGAAGTGCATGGCGTCCGGCGACGTGGTCAGCCCGAGCGCCGAGGCGAACGGCATCCCCCGCGGGTAGACGTCGATCACCGCGCCCACGACCGGGGTGACCACCAGCCCGCCCAGGTCGCCCGCCACGGCGACGGTCGTGGTCGAGTCGGTGCCCATGTGCTCGGCGGCCCGCTTCATGGCGTAGCCCAGCCGGGCGCGGGCCTGCTCCTCGCCCTGGTGGAGCAGGTCGAACATGACCTCTCCGCCGGAGCGGTAGTGCGCGTCCTTGTTGCCCGTCGACAGGTTGACCGCCCGGAGCTTGTCCTTGGTGGCGTCGGCCATCTCCAGGTCGTCGGCCAGCAGGGTGACCTGCTTGTCCAGTTCGGCCATGCGGGAGCGGGCCTTGCCCATCGTCTCCTGCTCGGAGTCGGTGAGGTCTCGGCCTTCGGCCAGCGCGGCGTCGGCGTAGTTCTTGATGAGGTTGACCTTCTGCTCGCGCTCGGCGACGAGGCTGGTCAGGAGAGTGTCCACGGTGATGCCTCCCAGGGCATGACGATCGGAACGTCTCGCCTGCGGGGTGCGTCTGCCGGGCGGTCAGGGTGTCAGCGCGGAGGCCGGGTGCTGAGCCGCTTGCCGGGCGGGTGCCGCTTGAACGGACTGAGACCAGCGTACGACGACGGCTGATAGACGTCTATCATCGAACACCTGTTCGCCTCCCCCGGATGGGGCGCTACAAGGCGCTCCACGGTTCCGGCGCACCCACATACCCGGATGGCGGCTACCGGCCGTCTCCGGGCGCCACAGGGGCGTCCTCGCCTCGGATCGCCCCGACCCAACCCAGCAGTTGCGAGCCCAGGTGCTCGGTGTAGGCGGGCGGGATGGCCTGCTGCAGCGACTCGAGCGGCAGCCAGTCGATGCCCATGAGCGCCCGGGCCATCTCGACGCCGGGCGTGAAGCCGCCGTGGCGGACGGTGCGCGCGCGCTCCACCGACCTCGACCCGCCGCCGTAGACGCCAGCGATGCGCCGAGCGCGCCGGTCGACCACGCAGCGACAGGGCCCCGGCGCCAGCATGAGCACGTTCGACCCGAAGTGGCGGTGGCGGCGCAGCGCCCAGCCCTCGGCCCCCAGCCCGAAGTGGGAGCCGCACAGGGTCACCCGGTACAGCCCGCCCGGGAACGGCGCGCCCTCGACGTTCTCCACGACGTAGGGCTTGCCGAGCTGCGCCAGCGCGGCCAGGGTCGGCGCCAGCAGGTCCGGGTAGTCGCTGCGGTCGATGGCGCGGGTGGCGGCCGAGTAGTGCTGGCACGGCGGCGAGGCATGGATGGCGTCGGCCCGCGCGCCGAGGTCGGCCAGCAGGTCGAGGGCATCGCCCTGGTGGAAGGCGAACGGGTAGTGCGGCTGCGGCCGGTGGTCCACGCCGACGACGTCGAACCCGGCGCGCTGGTAGCCCATCGCCGCCCCGCCGCCGCCGCAGAACAGGTCGAGGAGCAGCGGCCGCTGCACCGCGCTACCGGCGGAACCGGCCGAGCACGACCTCGATGGTCTGGACGGCGGCGATGACGACGACCGACACCGTGAGGACTCCGGCCTGCAGGTGGCTCATGGGAGAAAGACTCCCCGAATCACTCCCCACCAGCAAGGCCCG